TATTCTAAAAATTTAAAGCCTAATGAAAAGCTAATGTATGGAGAACTTACAGCATTAGCGAACGATAAAGGGTATTGTTACGCCTCAAATTTATACTTTTCTAATCTATACAATGCAAAGAAAAACACTATCTCCAGGTGGATATCTAACTTAGCTAAAAACGGCTTTATTGATGTAAAATTAATTTACAAAAAAGGCACTAAGCAAATAGAAGAAAGACACATTTACCTATGTGATAAAAAAAGTATAGGTATTGTAAAAAAAGCACATACACCTATAGGACAAAAAGGAGAGGTAATATATAATATAAATAATATTAATAATATAAAAAAGAATATTCCACAAAATTTAAAAACGCCTTTATTTAATGATATTATAACAAAGGCATTTCCTCATTTTGTAGCACTATTTCCAGTCAATTATAGACCAAAAACAAAGGCCCAAGATATTAAATGGCTGGAATGTTTAGATAAAATACAAAGAATTGATAAATACGATTTACGAGACGTTTACAATGTTGCTAAAGAATTGCGAGAAGATCAGTTTTGGTCTAAGAATTTTTTAAGCATTTTAAAATTTAGAAATACAGATAAAAACGGAATCAAATTCATTGATCGTTTCATTAACGATTACAATTTTAAGAATAAACCAAAATGTTATTATAAAATTAAAGGGATTTTAGAGTATTATTTATACAAATCTCCAGCAAACGGACAAATAGAATTAGGTGCTAAGACCAAAAGTGGAGAGCTATTTGAGTTTAATATTAAACAAACTTTACAAACAAATGAATTCCAGGCGTTAAAAAAATATATACAAGATGGCAACAAGTAAACCGCTATCTAAATGGAAAGAGTCAGACTTGTTTAAATGGCTATCTGTAAATTATTATAAATTGTTAGTTGATACTAGCGGAGGTTATTCTAAATCTGACTGCTACGACATAGCGACAAAGCATCGGATAGAGCTTAAATGTAGGGCCAAACACTACGACGATTTGATTATAGAAAAAAATAAGTATAAATATTTAGTTGATGTTAGCAAAAAATACGGCGATATTCCAATTTACATAAATAGCACTCCTAAAGGAATTTATTTATTTAAGTTAAATAATATAGAATTTAAATGGTTTCAAAAGTCGCTACCAAAAACAACAGATTTTAAAAACAAAAAAACAGTAAAAAAAGAAATTTCAAAAATTAATATTAACCAATCAATCAAAATAAAATGAAAGTAACAGACAAACAATTAGAAAAGATTAGCGGAGCAATTTTAACCTCTTTTATAAATTTGCACTATTTAGAGGAAGCAAAAAATACCGGACTATTTCAAAGGCGAATTAAACAAAACGTAAATAGAACAATTGAAGATTTGATTTATATTGAAACTGAGTACTACAATAAAGTCGAATCTGTAGACGATAGAGGTTTAAGTGACAAACTTATCGCTAATAAAATTGAGTTCCTTAAATGGCTTTTAAATGATTTTGATTTTAATGATTTTTGTAAAATCCAAGAGATTTGAAAGGCATTTGATTTTGATCGCGAAGCATTAACAAAAACATCCGACGCAATTTTATTAAAAAATGGCTCTGTATTAATAGAATAATAAAAATATTTTTTTAATTTAGCAATAAATCAAATTAACCCTATGAAAACATTTCAAGACTTTAACATTGATGTAGGCAATAAATCAACTGGCAAGATTAAAACTCAATGCCCCAAATGCAGCCATACTCGCAAAAACAAAAAAGATAAATGTTTGTCGGTAGATTTAGACAAAGGCCTTTTTAATTGCCATAACTGCGGATATAGTGGTACTACTAAATTTGAAAAAAAACAAGACTACATAGTTCCGAATCCTATTAAATTAGATTTGTCCGATGCTGTTATAGATTGGTTTAAAACGCGAGGAATTACAGAGCCGACTTTAAAACATTGGAAAGTAGGGCAGTCTGTTGAGTGGTTTCCACAAATAAACGCAAAGCGTAAAGCTGTAAATTTTAATTACTATAGAGATAATGAACTTGTAAATGTTAAATTTAGAGATGCAGAAAAAAACTTTAAAATGGTTTCAGGCGCTGAACTAATTTTTTATGGTCTAGATAACATTAAAACGATGGATAAAATTTACATCGTTGAAGGAGAAATGGACGCTTTATCTTTACACGAAAGCGGTGTTTATTCTGTTTGTAGCGTTCCAAATGGCGCAAGTAAAGGAAATCAACGATTAGAATATTTAGACAACTGCTGGACTTATTTTAAGGACAAAAAAGAGATTATACTTTGCACAGACAACGATACTGCCGGCATTGAGTTGAGAAACGAACTAGCGCGAAGATTTGGAGCGTATAAATCCAAATACATAGATTTTGGAGAGTATAAAGACGCGAACGAATTACTGACTAAAAAAGGAGCTGAAACGCTTAGAAACGTTTTAAATGAGCCTAAAAACTTTCCGTTAGAGGGTATTTTAAATATTTCGGATATTTGGCAGTCTGTATTAAGCTACAACGAAGCCGGCGTAAAAAACTACTCTATTGGATTGCCTAATTCAGACGAATTTTTTAAAATGTCTATGGGCGAATGGACTGTAGTAACCGGAATACCAAACGCCGGAAAATCTGACGTAATAGACCAGGTTTTTTGTAATTTGGCTTTAGATCACGATATGAGATGCGGTATTTTTGCGCCTGAGTCATTTCCATATGAGGGCCATATAAAAAGAATTGCAAATAAATTAAATCAAACTAATTGCAACAATGACCAATTAAATAACACAAAGGATTTTATAGAAGATCATTTTTATTGGGTTAAAATTGATTTAGAAAATTTAACGTTAAAAGGCATTTTAAACGCTTTTAGGGATTTAGTATTTCAAAAAGGTATAAATGTATGTGTTATTGATCCTTGGAATATGCTTGACCATTCAGCGCAAAGAGATCATTCATATATTGGTAGAGTGCTTTCTGAAATTACGCAATTTTGCCAGCAAACAAATACGCATCTTTTTTTGGTGGCGCATCCTAGGAAAATAGAAAGCGAAAACGGAAACTATAAAAAGCCTACTCTTTACGATATAAGCGGCTCTGCTGACTTTTTTAACAAGGCTTACAATGGTTTAATAGTTTATAGATGTATAGGCCAAAAAACAAAGTTCAACTCCGATATTGTTAAAATGTATGTTGAAAAGGTAAAACGTAAAGAAAACGGACAACTTGGCGAATTTGATATCGCTCCTGATTTTAGCAATGGCGGAGTTTATCGCAATGTAGACGATAACGACAAAAAATACGAAGTCGCTACAGATGACGAAGTACCATTTTAAAACAAAAACAAATGAAATTATTAGAGTTGTTTGCCGGTAGTCGTTCTTGGGGAAAAATAGCAGAAGAGCTAGGTTATGAAGTTTTTTCTGTTGATCATAAGCCATTTGAAGGAATAGATTTAGTAATTGATATTGAAGATTTAATAGAGGATATGTTGCCTTGGATTCCGGATGTTGTAATTGATGGTAGACCCTGTACAACTTATTCAATGGCTGCTATATCTCATCACAGGTACGAAGATGGTAAACCTAAAACTGATTTTGCTGCTAAATGTGATAGAATGAATATTAAACTAAATAACTTTTATAAGAATTGGGACTGTATTTATTACATAGAAAACCCTAGAGCTATGTTACGAAAGATGGATTTTATGAAGGGAATGGATAGAACGACTGTTACATATTGTAGCTACGGAGATACAAGAATGAAACCAACAGACATCTTTTCAAACAACATCTTCGACTTGTTTAACGAGAAAGGATGGAAGCCTAAAGGGATGTGCTGGAATGGAAATAAAAAATGTCAACACGAACCAGCACCAAGAGGAAGCAGAACAGGAACACAAGGATTAAAAGGTAATTACGAACGATCTAAAGTGCCACAAGAACTATGTTACGATATATTAAAACAAACATTATGCCTAAAAAAAAGAAAAAAATTAGAATTACAGTATCCGACAAACATCGAAAAGCTATGCAATGGTGCTTAAATAATAATATTACAGTCGGAATACTACCAACTACTAAAGGTTTAAAAATTGAAATTAATGATAACGGAAAAAATAAAGAATCTCCTAAAATTTATGACCAGGAGGAGGCGCAACGAAAATGCTGGGAATTATATTTGTACTTTTACGACAAACACTGGAAGGTATAATGAAAAAACTTGTAAACATTGCATCTGTAAAAGAGAATCTAAAAAATCCTAGATTTATAAAAGACGCAAAGTTTAAAAAATTAGTCAAGTCTATTAAGTCTTTTCCTGAGATGTTAGAAAAGCGGCCTATAGTAGTTGATGAAGATATGATTGTTCTTGGCGGAAATATGCGATTAAATGCTTGTAAATCTGCTGGACTGTTTGAGGTTTGGATTGATATAGCTACCGGATGGAGTGAAGAACAAAAAAAGGAATTTATAATAAAAGACAATGTAGGATTTGGCGAGTGGGATTGGGATATATTAGCGAATGAGTGGGATGTAAGCCAAATAGTCGAATGGGGTTTAGATTTGCCTATATATGATTTATCAATTGAGGAAACAGAAGAAAAGGATAATAATACAGAAACTTGCGAAATGTGCGGAAAATAAATATAAAATATTTTTGGTAATTGAAAAAAAAACATTAGTTTTGTGTAACTATTATTTTAGGGGGTTAATAGTTATTTGTTTTTATCACTATTTGATTAATTAGTTAAACGCTTCAGAAATGAGGCGTTTTTCTATTTATAAAAGTTTTTTTTGTTTTATGCTTAATTAATGAAAATAATTTTTTATTTTTGGTGCATATTAATTAAATAATTTAACAAATGAATGATTATCTTAAATTTTTAGAAAGTAAAAAAAAACAACATATTTCTAGCGGTTTTAAAATTGATGAAATACAATTAAACAACAGTTTATTTGATTTTCAAAAACACATTGTTAAAATAGCTCTACAAAAAGGTAGATTTTCAATATTTGCTGATTGCGGTTTAGGTAAAACTTTAATGCAGTTAAGCTGGGCCGAAGCTATTTATAAACACACTAATCAGCCAGTATTGATTTTAGCACCTTTAGCTGTAGTTGAGCAAACTAAAAGAGAAGCGTTAAAGTTTGGTATTAATGCTGATTCATTTGAAATTACAAATTATGATCAATTAAAAAATATAGATTGCAGCTTGTATTCCGGAGTAGTTTTAGATGAAAGCAGTATTTTAAAAGGTAGAGATGGAAAATTAAGCAGATTAATAATAGATAGCTTTTCTTCAACTCCTTATAAATTAGCTTGTACAGCGACTCCATCTCCAAATGATCATATGGAATTAGGTCAGCATAGTGAGTTTATAGGAGCTATGTCGTATCTTGAAATGTTAGCTATGTATTTTGTACACGATGGCGGAGAAACTTCAAAATGGAGACTTAGAAAACACGCAAAAGATAGCTTTTGGAAGTACGTTTGTACTTGGTCTCTGTCTTTAGATAATCCTGAAACATTAGGATTTAGCTCAGATGGTTATAATTTACCTGAAATAGAATATATTGAACATATAATACCGGTAGAAAATAATACTAATAATTTATTTGGAGATGTGGCTGTTAGTGCTACCGATTTGCATAAAGATTTAAAAAGAAGTTTTGAAAGTAGAATAAATAAAACTATTGATATTATAAAAAAAGAAAATAGCCAAACAATAATATGGACTTTAAAAAATGACGAAGCTGCTAAATTAAATAAGATTATTCCTAATAGTATCAATGTACAAGGTTCTGACAAATCAGAAGTAAAAGCCAAAAATTTAAATGGATTCGCAGATAGTGAATTTACTAATCTTATAACAAAAACATCAATAGCTTCTTTTGGTATGAATTACCAGCAATGTAATAATATGATATTTACATCTTATGATTTTAAATTTGAGGCTTTTTATCAAGCGGTTAGAAGGTGTTATAGATTTGGTCAAAAAAACAAAGTAACAGTTCATTTATTAGTTCCTGAATCACAAGTAAACGTAAGAAATTCAATATTAGAAAAGGAAAAAAATCACAAAGAAATGATTAGGCAAATGGCTAAATATTCAGCTGATGCGGATTATAAATTAAACAAATCAAATGTAATGATAAACAATAAAGAAATTAAAACAGAAAAGTATCACATTGTAAATGGCGATTGTGTTCAAGAAGTAGCGAAATTAGATGATAATGTTGCTGATTTAGTAGTCTTCTCTCCTCCATTTGCAGAGCTTTATGTATATTCTGATAAATCAGAGGATATGGGTAATGTAAGCAACTATAAAGAGTTTGAAAAACATTTTAAGTACTTAATACCGGAACTTAAAAGGACTTTAAAAAACGGCCGTATTTGTGCCGTTCATTGTATGGATTTGCCAATACAAAAAGGCAAAGAAGGATTTATAGGATTAAGAGATTTTAGCGGTATGTTGATTGATTGGTTTACGGCTCAAGGTTTTATTTATCACGCAAAAACAACTTTATGGAAAAATCCAGTAACAGAAATGCAAAGAACAAAGGCGCTAGGATTACTTCATAAAACTATAAAAAAAGATAGCTCAATGAGTAGGGTAGGTATTCCAGACTATGTATTGTTTTTTAGAAATGATGGAAAAAATGAAACGCCAATTACTCATCAATCAACAGACGAAAGCAAACCTGACTATTTACCGGTTGATTTGTGGCAAAAATATGCATCTCCAGTTTGGATGGATGTTGATTATAGAAGAACTTTACAATACAGAAGTGGTAGAGATGGAAACGACGAAAAGCATATATGTCCGCTTCAATTAGATACTATAGAGAGAATTATACATTTATACTCTAATGAAGGAGATACTATACTTAGTCCATTTGGCGGAATTGGATCTGAGGGATTTCAGGCTATTAAAATGGGGAGAAAAAGCATCTCAGTTGAATTAAAAGAATCATATTTTAAGATTAACGAGAAAAACCATAGAGACATTGTAAGAGAACAAGAATCAGTACTAAAGCTATTTTAAAATACAAGTTAAACATCAGACGTGGTGGAATAGTGTATAAAGGGAAAAACCCAATAAGCTATTTAATAAACCTCCTAGAAATGGGAGGTTTTTTATGTATTTATATTTTTTTAACTTTACATTTCAAAATATTTAATTTGTTTTATGGTTTAAAACAGATATTTAAGCCGAGTCCTGTTCCAAAAACTGACTCGGTTTTTCTATTTATGATAGTTTGTTTAACTTTGCTTTATGACAAAAAAAATAAACAAAAGTAGACACATAAAAAAAGAATCACTATTAGCAGCATTAGAACAAAGTTTAGGAGTTGCTTCAATAGCTTGTAAGTTGGCAGATATACCAAGAAGCACATACTACAAATGGATAAAAGAGGACGATGTTTTTTTAAAGGGAGTTAAAGAAATCGAAAACGTAGCTTTAGACTTTGCAGAAAGTCAATTGCATAAGCAAATTAAAGAGGGCAACACTACAGCTACTATTTTTTATTTAAAGACAAAAGGTAAAAAAAGAGGATACATAGAGCGTAAGGAAGTTGAAATGACTGCCGACATAAGCACGAGTAAACTATCTACAGAAGCACAGAAAAAAATAGACAATATTTTAAATAATGAGTATTAGCGGTATAATTAAACAAAAATGTGAGGATTCTCTTTTGTTTTTTACGCGCTATATTTTTAAAGAAAATACCGGAAACAAATTTCAAGTAGCAAAATTTCACGAAACACTAGCCGATACGCTTCACAAAGTACATAAAGGCGAAATAAAGCGTCTTATAATAAATATACCGCCTAGATACGGAAAAACTGAGCTAGCCGTTAAAATGTATATCGCCTGGAGTTTGGCAAAAAACCCAGCTGCAAAGTTTATCCATTTATCCTATTCGGATTCGTTGGCCCTAGATAATAGCTCAATGACAAAGGAGTATATTAACTCAGATGCTTTTACTCGTTTGTGGGATATAAAACTAAAAAAAGACTCTCAAAGTCAGAAAAAATGGTACACAACAGATGGAGGTGGAGTTTATGCTACCTCTTCAGGTGGTGCAATTACTGGTTTTGGTGCTGGTAGTGGTGGCGCTATTATTATAGATGATCCACTAAAACCGGATGACGCTCTCTCAGACGTTAGGCGCTCTTTTATAAACAATCGATACAATACTACAATACGATCCAGGGTAAACGATAGAGATGTACCAATTATCGTAATTATGCAGCGATTACACGAAGAAGATTTAAGCGGCTATTTGTTAGATGGTGGTAGCGGCGAACAGTGGCATCATTTAAAGCTGTCGGCATTAGATGACGATAATAAAGCTTTATGGCCTGAAAAGCATTCGTTTGATGAACTTGAAGCAATACGCCAGGCGGATAGATATACTTTTAGTGGTCAGTACTTACAACTTCCATCACCTCCTGAAGGTGGAGAGTGGCGAAAGGATTGGTTTAATATTGTTAATCGTGCCGAATTACCTAACGATATTGTTTACGAAATGTATATCGATGGAGCTTACACAAAGGACACGCGCAATGATCCGACTGGAATACAAATAAGCGGTAAAAGTGGCGATAATCTATATATTTTCAAAAGTATAGATAAATACTTAGAGATGCCGGAGTTAAAAAACTTTATAACGTCGTTTGTGCAATCTTGCGGTGTGCCAGTATCTCAAATATTAGTAGAGCCTAAAGCATCGGGTAAATCGTTAGTACAATTGTTAAGGCGCGAAACGAGATACAATATTTCAGAACTTACTACAAACTTTGTTAGATACTCTAAAATTGAACGAGCTAGGGCATCCTCGCCATTTATTGAGGGTGGTAGAGTTTATCTAGTTAAAGACAATTGGAACGAAGCATTTTTACAGCAAGTAAGTACATTTCCAAACGCTAAACACGACGAGCATATCGATTGTACATCATACGCGATTGAGCGAAACTTAATAAATAATTTCTTTGTTGTTTAAATTTTGTATTTTTACGAAAATTTACTTACTTAAAATATGGCATCTTTTTTCGATAGATTCAAGCGTTTAAACAAAAATCAAAATACTAACGAGGAATACAACAAAGCTATTTATAGCTTTATAGGTAATTCAATTGTTTGGAATGCTGAAAATGATGAGTCTTATATTACTGAGGGATATAGAAAAAACGCGACAATTTATTCTATAATAAATCTAATAACTAAGGCCGCGACAACAATTCCACTACAAGTATATGAAAAGACAAACGAAAACGATTATAAAAGGTATAAAGCGCTAACGTCAGGATTTATGGATTCAGCATCCATAAGAAAAGCGGCAATGTTGCAAAAGAGCGCATTAATAGAATTGCAAAATACTGAGTTACATAAATTATTAGAACGGCCAAACCCAGCACAATCTTACAGCTCCTGGCTTACTGAAATTATCGCATTCGGTAAATTAACCGGTAATAGGTATATCTATGGTATTGGGCCGGAAACTGGAGATAATTTAGGAAAGTTTAGCGAGTTGTATGTGATGCCTAGTCAAAATATGGAGATTATATCTAACGGATTAATGAATCCGATATCACAGTATAAATTAGATTATAACGGCACAAAGTATATTGATGCTTCTGAGATTTGCCACATAAAAGACTTCAACCCATACTATGACGGAACTGGATCACATTTATACGGACAATCGCCATTACGCGCCGGTTTACGCTCACTAACTACAAACAACGAAGCGGTACAAACAGGTGTAAAATACTTACAAAACCAAACGGCTAGAGGTTTGCTAACTTCTGAAATGGGAGATATTAGCGAAGTACAAGCAAAGCAATTAAAAGACAAATTTAGGAGACAGCACCAAGGATCGGACAATGCCGGCGATATTATAATAACGCCGAATAAAATGTCGTGGGTAAATTTTGGTTTAAATGCTGCCGACGTATCTTTAATAGAGCAATACAACGCATCTATTAAAGACTTATGTAATATTTACAATGTACCAGTACAATTGTTAAATAATACAGATTCAAGCTCATACAATAACCAAAAAGAAGCAAAAAAGGCTTTATATCAAAACGTTGTAATTCCTGAGCTAATTAAAATTAAAGACGAGCTGAACAGATGGCTAGTTCCCAAATATGGAGACAATTTATGCGTAGAGTTTGATTTTTCTGTTATTCCTGAATTACAAGAAGAAACAGAGAAAGTTGTAGAGCAGTTATCTAAAGCCTGGTGGATTACGCCAAATGAAAAAAGGGCCGCAATGAACTACGGAAAGGATGAAGAAAACACAACTTTAGACGATTATTTTATACCAGCCAATCTAATACCTACCAATCCGAGCGATATAGATATACCTATTGATCCGATTGATGTAGATATTGATAAATTACTTAAGCAAAAAGGAAAATAATTGAAGTTATACCGCGACAATTGGCAAAAGGCTTTTGAGAGTGAGCTTAAAAAAGCCGAAAAAAAGCAATTAGCTAAAGTAAAAAGATACTACAAAGATCAGTATTTTAAAGGCGTTAATTCTTTTTTATCTGACGGACAGACTACTTTTCAACTATTATTTTATACCGGCGATATAATTAAAATATATCGTGATTTATACGAGGATATTGGTTTGCAATTTGCGAAATGGTATGCAAAAGGATTTGATAAATACATTAAAAAGGGCGTTAATCCGTCTCAATACGTTAGCCAATGGCAAAACACTTTTGCGGCTTTAGGCTCTGCTGTAGGTGCTGAAAGGGTTACTCTAGTAAGTGGAACGGCGAAATCTACATTAGTTAAAATAACTCAGCAACTAATGACGGATATAGATTTTCAAAACTCAGGTATTGACGAAAAAACTAGAATTTTAAGAAATCAATTTACAAACTATTCTACATTCCAGGCGGAGCGATTAGTTAGAACGGAAGCAACAAACGCAGCAAATTTTGCAACAATGGCATCCGCAGAGACAATTTTTCCAGCCGAAGATTTACAGAAAGAATGGATAGCAGCAACAGACGAGCGAACAAGAACGACACATCGTGAAGCAAACGGAAAAGTAGTAAATCAAAAAGACACGTTTAACGTTGGAGGTAGTCAAATGTTATATCCTGGCGATCCTAGAGGCCCAGCTAAAGAGGTTATTAATTGCCGTTGTTCTGTTGCATCATTTCCGAAAGAAGATGCACAAGCTACGGGAGAGATAAGCGACATAGGTTTCGGATTAGGAGGAGGAAATAATACGAGTTATGGTTTAACTAATTTAGATAATCAAATAAATAATATTTTAACCAATACAATAGAAAACGCTGCATTTATTCCGGCTAAAACTTTAAAAGAGATAGAAGAAAGAATGTTAAAATTTGCTAATAGTGTAAATTTAAATGGTTTAACATTAAAAAAACAAAACGACATTTTAAAAGGCTTAGAGGATATTTTAGGAAAATATAATGTTACTTTAAGACAAGATATTGGATTCTTTAAAAGAAAACGAACGAGCTGGGCCTCGGCTGGTTATAGAGGTTTAGACGCTAATAATATCCCAACAAATCCGCTTTATATAAGATTTCAAAAAACTTATACAAAATCTGCGGATAAAATGAGCGTTAAAAATGCTAATATTTTTGAAACCAACAAACAATATAGACTAAAACAATGGCAAGATATTTTAAATAGGCCTGATTTAAATGCTGAAAGGTCAGAATATTATAGAAATAAAATAGAAGTATTAAGAAATACAACTCGTTGGTCAATTGAAGGTAGCAATTCTTTATACACAACAACTGTACACGAGGCGTTTCATTCGGTAGATTATACTTATGGAGCGCGAAAAATATTTAGTGAACAATTAATAAAAAATGGAATACAAAGAAACGACTGGTATGTTGTTTCAGAGTATGGAGGGAGTAAGTTAGGGGAACTATGGGCAGAAGTAGGTGCAGCAATACAAACAAATACAAATATTCCGAGCGGTTTTGTAAAATCGTTTCAAGACACTTTAAAAATAATAGGCGCAATATGATAACAAATTTATGTTTGATGTGTAAACATCATATTTTAGGAGATGAATGCGAGGCATTTAATAATGGTATACCTGATGAAATATTTTTATTTGGAACTAATGAACATAAAAACCCATTACCACAACAAAATAACAATGTTGTTTTTGAGCCAGTAAATCAAAAAATTTAAATTTCGTATATTTACAAAAATTATCAGATGAATACTATTTTATATAAACAAGCGCCAGTAGGAGAGTTAATAGATGCAGACGAAAAGGCCGGCATAATTAAAGGCTATGGCTCTATTTTTGGAAATATAGACTCTGACAATGATATTATAACAAAAGGCGCATATAAAAAGACAATAGCTGAGAACGGATCGCGTGTAAAGTATTTATACCAGCACGATATGAATATGCCAATCGGTAAAATGACCGAATTATATGAAGATGACAAAGGCCTTGTTTTTGTTGCTGAAATTGCTAAAACGCAATTAGGTAAAGATGTTGTAGAGCTTATGAAAAGCGGAGTAGTTACTGAAAATAGTGTAGGTATTTTACCAATTCAAAAGCAAAACAAAGAAGGATATCGAGAAATAAATGAAGTAAAACTATATGAAATTAGCGCTGTTACTTTGGCAGCTAATGACCAAGCGTTAATATTAGACGTAAAAGGAAATGTAGATTTAGAAAAACTATCTAAGAGGTATGATAACCTCTCAAAATTGCTTAGAAAGGGCCAAATTTCCGACGAGATGGGGTACGCTTTAGAAGCTGAAGTATTAAAATTGAAATCGTTATTTATAGAGTTCACGAAGCCGACAATGGTCACTTCGCCGAATGTTGAGGTAAAATCCAATGATTCCGAAGTATTAAACTATTTGTATAATTCGTTAAACCAAAAAAATGAACGAAGAACTAAAAGGTCAGATTGACAATATTACAAAGTCAATTGACGCAAAAATTGAAAAATCAAACGTTGAGGTAGTAAACTCAATCGAAGTAAAAGCGAGCGAGATTGTAAAATATGAAGTTGCTGAAATCACAACTAAACTTAATGATCGTTTAGATGCTTTTGAAGTTGCTAATAAAAAGCAATTCAATAGTCAAAAACCAGTATCCTTTAAAAGCGCTTTAAAAGAGGCTTTAGAAAACGGCGCAATTGATGGACTTAAAAAAGGACATTCACAAAGTGCAAGATTTGAAGTAAAAGCCGATATGACTGTAGGCGCTGACTTTACTGGAGAGGTAATTCCAGCCGACAGAGTTCCTGGATATAAATTTGATCCAACTAGACCGGTACATATTAGACAATTATTATCAATAGGATCAACTCAAAGCGATGTTGTACGATATGTAAAAGAGTCAGGATATACTAACGGCGCAGCAATTACTGCCGAGGGTGCTACATTTGCACAATCTGACTTTGATATGACAGCGGTTAACGCAAACGTTAAGAAAATCGGTACATACTTCCGTATTTCTGAAGAAATGCTCGCAGATACTCCTCAATTAACTTCATATTTATCGGCTAGAGCGCCTGAAAAATTGCTAGAGGTTGAAGATGCAAACATTTTAACTGGAAGTGATTTAGGAGGTATTATAAACTCAGCGCCGGCTTTTGCTGCTGGAGATTATGCCGATACTGTTGAGTCTGCTAATCAATTCGATGTTATAGTAGCTTCTTTAAATCAATTGGCTTTGTTAAACTACAACGCAGATACTATTTTATTAAATCCTACTGATTTTCATAAAATACTATTGTTAAAAGATACTACAAACAACTATCTAAAAGACCAAGTTTACGGAGGTTTAACGCCGGTATTTATGGGCGTAAGAGTTGTATTAAACAGCGCTATAGCTGCTGGAGATTTCTTAATAGGTAATTTCTCAGTAGGAACACAATTATGGGTTCGTCAAGGCGTAAATGTTGAATTTTTTAGAGAAGACGGAACTAACGTAAGAGATGGATTTGTAACTGTAAGAGTATCTGAAAGGATCGCGCTTACAAACTACTTACCTAATGCATTTGTTAAAGGAACTTTTGCTACTGCTCAAGCTGCTTTAGAGACTCCTTAATAAATAAAATAGTTTATTTTAAAAAAGGCTTAGATTAATTTCTAGGCTTTTTTTTGGTTAAAAATTAAAATTTTTCTTTTAATTAAAGATATTTTTTTATATTTGCAAACGTACTATTGTATTATTATTAGGTGTTACAACGTGTTATATTTAAGTATAAAATTAACACATAACGTATAAGACTATCTTTAACTTATATTAATTAAAACAATTAGAAATTATGAAGCAGTTATTTAAAAATGGAAACTCAACAACGTTATTTTTTAGCGAAAAATCTACGTTTGACGATGTGTTTGAGTGGGTACAAGAACAAGTTATGTTCTCAGATGATAATTTATTCAACTTAAGTGAACAGCACTCTTGTTTCGTTGAAAATTGTGGCGATGGTGATATTTGGGTAAGTGGTGATGAAGATAGTATTACTTTGACTATTGAAAAATTAACACCTATATTATAATGTCAAAAACTAAAAAAGTAACAATTACTCTAACAGAAGAACAGCAAGAACAAGCACGAAAGAAAAGTAAGGTTTTGTTTGGGAAGGAAAACATAAGCAGACTTGCTTAAAAAAGCGAAAAGCTCGAAAGAAAAAAAAACGTAGGTAAATTTATTATTTACAACGAATTGTATATGGTTTCGTTACGTAAATTTAGAAATGAATTAATAAATAAATACAAAATTATGAATAAGCAAGAAAACAACAAACAAACAGAAAATAGTAATGAACTTTATACGGTGTTACCTGTAGTTTTAAATGTATTTTTAGTAGATACTTCTAGTAGATTATTAGCTATAGCAACAAAGGAAAGAGTGTTAAATCAAGAACAAAAAGAATTTATAAAAAAAGAATATGGTAAAATAAACTACATTAATAACGGAAGTACTGGCTTTACTGGTACTGTGATATACATTTAATATTACAGGTAACGGATGGTTATATGATTAGTGCGGATTAATAACAACTAAATTTAATATATATGATAAAAGTAATGAATTTTTTAATTAAGGTAATTGCTACAATTTTAGTAAGTATGATAGCAATAATTAGTATGCTAATAGGTTTATTATTGTGGGATAAAAAATTTATGTATGGTGAGTACTATCTTGAATGGATATGGGGAAAGCGAAAGCATTAATTATATTACGTGTTGTATGTCTTTTTTAATTGTTGCTAACTTGAAAGTGTATGATTAGTAGCGTTAATAATAAATAAAATTAGCAAAAATGAACTTAGATAAAATACTAAACTTAGCATTAAATAAAGCCTTAATAGGTAAAAACAGAATTAAACAAGCACTTAGAAGCTATTAATTATACACATTGTTGTACGGAGTTGCCGAAAATAGAACTACTTACTTTGGACGGTTTTATCTTCTCTCATTTTAATAAACTAAAAGGAAATCAATACATTAGAAAAACAGACTATAAAATTTTTAGTTTAGAAAACATTACATTAGAATATGACAGACTTAAAATAATTTAGGCAATTGCGTACAACTTAAACAGATAAAACAAGTAACGATATGAAAGATAAAATAGACGAGATAACGTATAACCTTGAATTAGGATGTATTAACTGGCAAGAAGCAAGTAAACAGTTATTTGCTTTATGTGATGTTAGCAAAAAACAACTTAAAGAAACTGAGCAAAAAGGATATGATAATGGGCATTTTGACGCACTAATAAAAATGGTAAAATAGCGTTTTAATGTTTGCCAACTACTATTATGTGTAATTCAAAAAATTGAACCAATGATGAGACCAGTAAACAAAAGGCATTTAGACAAGATAGAGAAGTATGTCTACAACGCAATGAAAAGC